GAGTGGGAACAAGAAAACGCTGACTTCCTGAAGAAAATCGGGCAAGTAAGCACACCAGCACCAAAGCCAGTAACTACTAAGAAAGACGAGGAATAATCTCATGGCTGTATTTCTAAACAATAAAGTAGGCGTGAAGATTAACACTGTTGATCTTTCTGACCATGTCACAAGCATTACTTTGAATCGCACATTTGACGAATTGGAAGTCACAGCGATGGGTGACACAGCACACAAGTTCGTTAAGGGCTTGGAAGCATCATCTGTAACAATCGACTTCCTAAACGACACAGCATCAGCGAATGTATTGGCAACACTACAAGCTGCATGGGGTACAACAGTCACATGTGTATTCCTACAGGAAAAGGGAACAGCAGTCTCAGCGACTAACCCTCTCTACACAGTCTCACTTCTAGTGAACAACACAACAGACATCAATGGTGCTGTTGGCGATATGTCCACACAGTCGATCACATTTACTGCTAACTCAACAGTTGCAGTAGCCACAACTGGCACATTCTAAAAAACTAACAAAGGGGCAAACTCATGGCAAAACTAAAGATAGTTCGTAACGATGGAAGCGTACTAGAAGGCGAAATCACTCCAGCAGTGGAATACGCATTTGAGCAGTACGCTAAAAAGGGCTTCCATAAGGCGTTCCGCGATGAAGAAAAGCAGAGCGATGTCTATTGGTTAGCATGGGAAGTAACACGCAGGTCAGGTGAAACTGTTAAGCCTTTCGGGATTGAGTTTATCGAAACACTAAAGTCTGTTTCGGTTGAGGACTCTGACCCTTTAGCTTAAAGCGCGATCTTCCATTCACCTATCTAATCGCTAGGCTAAGCATTAGATTGGGAATCGCGCCACAGCAGTTATTAGATCTAGATAAGAATATGCTCGATGCATTAGTGCAAGGGCTCAAGGATGAAGCGAAAGAGGTGAGCGATGCCAGCAAGCGTAAAGGGCGGCGTTGAACTTCGTAAAGCTCTCCGCAAGTTCACACCTGATCTAGCAAAAGAAACCCAAAAAGAAATTAAGACAGCAATCAGACCAATTAGCCAATCGGCTAAAGGTTATGTTCCTGATCGCGGAGAAGTTTTAAGTGGATGGTTGCCACGACAAATGTCCGAGGGCACATTTCCGACCTTTAATCCTTCCGAGGTCAGATCACGCATCGGCTTCAAGACAAGTCCATCAAAGGCTAACTCAAGAGGATTTAGATCTCTAGCTCAAGTTTTCAATAAGAGCCGAGCAGGATCAATCTATGAACGAATGGGTAAGTTAAATCCTGACAGTCGATTCGTTATGAACCAAGATGGCAAGTTTCGTGCACCTCTTAAAGGCAAGGATCGCATGCAAGGTCGATTGCTTTATCGTGCCTATGATGAAAACAACGGCAAGGCTAGACAAGGCGTTCTTAAAGCCATTTCATCTGCTGCTACAAAACTTAATCAACGAGCAACAGTGAGAGGCTAATAATGGCAAATGTAGTCATTGATATTGCAGCAGAATTTACTGGCAATAAAGCCTTCAAGCAAGCCGACAGTGCGACAACCACACTTACCAAGAATGTCAAGAAACTTGCTGGAGCAGTAGGTCTTGCCTATAGCACTCAAGCTATTGTTAATTTTGGCAAGGCAGCAGTTAAAGCCTTTGCAGAAGATGAAGCTGCTGCACTAAGACTTAATCGAGCAGTTGAGAATCTAGGCATTGGTTTTGCCAATCCCGCAATTAGCAAGTACATAGCAGCTTTAGAGAAATCTGCTGGTGTTGCCGATGACATCCTTCGTCCTGCCTTTCAGGGTCTATTAACCACGACTGGCTCATTGACCCAATCTCAAAAACTTCTTAATGATGCGATCACAATTAGCCGAGCATCTGGCATTGACTTAGCAACTGTTACCGAGGATCTTGGTAAGGGTTACATCGGAGTTACCAGAGGTCTGCTCAAATACAATACAGGTTTGACAAAGGCAGAGCTTCAGTCTAAATCGTTTAATGAAATTCTTGGCGTTATTCTAAAGCGTTCAGCCGGTGCAGCAGAAGATTATCTAGACACTACTGCCTATAAGTTCGACATCCTAAGTGTTGCATCAAGTAATGCATCTGAAATTATTGGTGGCAGCTTAGTCGATGCCTTTGCTCTTATTGGTGGTGGTACAGAAGCCAGCGATGCCGCTGCTGCTATTGAGACTATCGCAACTGCCTTAAGCAAGATTATTGTTCAGTCTGGTCGCACCATTGGCGTAATTCCTACTCTGATAAAAAACCTTAAGAATCTTGGTAAGAACATATTCTTTGGTTTTGCAGGTGCTCAGTTTGGTGTAAATGTAACGCCACCTGCTGATAAAAAGGAAGAAGCTAAACTAACGCTGACTGAGAAGAAGCAGCAAGAACTTTTAGCAAAACTTGAAAAAGAATCGCTTAAGCGCGAGAAGGAAAGACTAGCTTTGCTCAATAAGCAGAATGCAGCTAAGAGACTGCAAGGTGTTATTGACAAGGCTAATCTTGCTCTTGGCAAAGGCAAAGATGTCTTTGATCTTGACCAGATCCAAGTTGCAGCAGCACTTACCAACCAAGCGGAGCAATTAGGCAAGGCAACTACTTCTTCCCAGTTATTGCAGATTACCAATGACACTGCTCGTCTCAATGTCAAGCGTTCAATGCTTGAATTAGAAGATGCTATTGCTACAAAAGACGAAGAAGCGATAAAGGCTGCAACCAAAAAACTAAATGCAGATCTTGGAATTCTTGGGGCTTTGATAAAGCAAGATCTAAAAATGCAAGACATCAAGTCAGTCCTTGAAAGCCTTAAGCCTAAGGATCTAATCAATTTAGGCAATTTAGATGCTGCTATTGCTAAGATGATTGAGTTAAATAGATTGCAAAACGCTAAAGCACCTGCCACAGATGCAGCAGCTAAGGCAGCAGAAGCGGCAGCTAAGGCAGTTGAGGCTTCTGCTCAGTTAATCCCTAAAAACACGACAGATTTTACACTTAATAACCCAACCATTTTTAAGTTAATAGATAAAATGCTTCCTAGCAATTCATACAATGAGCAATTAGTAACGGCATTAAATACGGGTGCAGATTTACCTAGCGCGGTACGAGGGTCTAACTACCAAGCTCGAGCTGAGCAGGAATACGCTGCATTCCTTAGCCAGATCAACATGAGTGGTATTGCTGGTCAATCTTTGACTAGTGGTATGGCTCAGGGATTGCCTTTATCCAATGCATTATCAGGCTCTCGTTATGCAGCTCAAGGCGCAGCAAGTTATGGCGCAGGCGCAACTATTGTTGTAAACACAGGCGTGGGAGATCCAGAAGCAATCGCTCGCGCTGTTGAAGATGTAATCCGTCAGGCTAATCAGCGTGGAACTACGAGTTTGTCAATAGGATGACTTGGCTTCCAGAATGGCGCATAACAGTCGGTACGACTGTCTATACCAATGTTACGGGCGTTAATGTCACTACAGGGCGCATCGACATCGATCGTCAATGTCAAGCAGGTTATGCCCGCATGGACATCATCAACTCGACCAATGCACTTTTTGACATCGATGTTACAGATTCTCTCACCTTAGAGCTTAAAGATAGCGGTGGCACTTATGTGCCTGTATTCGGTGGCACAGTCTCGGACTTTACGACATCAGTTAGAAGCCCAGAGGAATCAGGCTTCGTAACCATAGGCACAATTCTCGCAGTCGGTGCTCTGGCTAAACTGCCTAAGGCGATCTACACAGATTCTGTGGCACACAATTTAGATGGCGAGCAAATCTCTATCATCTTGCAAGAGCTGCTAGTCAATGAATGGATTGAAGTAGCACCTGCCCTTCAATGGGTCAATTACGATCCGACTACCACATGGGCTAATGCTGAGAATGTGGGCTTGGGTGAGATCGATGCTGGTCTCTACGAGATGGACAACCTCAGTGCAGCAGATCGCAACACTCAGACTTTAGTCCAGCAGATAGCAGACAGCGCACTCGGAACGCTCTACGAGGACAAGCAGGGTCGCATCTCATATGCCGATGCGGATCACAGAAGTAACTATTTAGCAGCTAATGGCTCAACCCAGTTAGATGGCAACTATGCTTCCCCTGCCAGCGTTAAGTCAATTCTCCAGATTGGCAAGATCCGTAACAGTGAAATTGTGCGCTACGGCAATGACTACGGCAGCACCTATTCAGCCACAGACGATGCTTCAATCACCGCCTATGGTCGCTACCAAAGGACATTCGATTCCAACATTCGGTTTTTAGCAGATATCGAGGACATCATCGAGCGCGATCTAGCACTGCGCTCAGTACCTAGAACACAGCTCGACCAGATTACTTTCAGACTTGACAATCCTTTGATGCCTAATGCCCTTAGAGATGACCTAATTAACCTATTCTTTGGCGAGCCAGTAGTAATTACTAACCTACCCTTTAACATGTTCGAGGGGTACTTCTCAGGCTTTGTAGAGGGTATCTCTATGAGAGCCACGCCAACTTTTGTTGATGCGACTATTTATGTCTCACCTACAGACTTCTCACTTATAGCCCCGACATGGGCAACAGTACTTCCAACTAACACCATCTGGAGTGGCGTAAATGGTACACTACAGTGGTCTAAAGCGATCGGAGCTCTAACCTAATGGCAACAACAACCCCTAATTTTGGTTGGGCAGTACCAACCAGTACTGACCTAGTCAAGGATGGCGCAGTAGCCATTGAGACTCTAGGCGATTCTATCGATGCTTCTTTGGTCGATCTTAAGGGTGGCACTACTGGTCAAGTCCTTGCTAAGGCATCTAATACAGACATGGACTTTACATGGAGCACAGATGCTTCTGGCATCTCACCAACAATCTTCGCAGCTAAAGGAGATCTTCTAGGAGCTAGTGCAAACGACACGCCAGCAGTTCTTACAGTGGGCAACAACGGTGAGACACTTGTAGCAGATAGTTCCACATCGACAGGCTTGCGCTATCAGTCTGCTTTTAATGGCAATGCAGTGATTAACGGTGGTATGGATATTTGGCAGCGTGGCAC